ATATCTGTCGGCACAGGCCTGTCATATGAGGTGGTCAGCCGCAACTACAGCGGAACGAGTTACAGCAGCAGTCGGACCAGCATGCTGGAAGACCGCAGGCGGTTTCGGCGGTGGCAGCGATATGCGGTGCAGCATCTGTGTCAGCCGGTGTGGGATGCGTTCTGCGATCAGGCAGCGACGGCTGGCGTTGATGGATTTCCATCGATGGCGGAGGTGCTGGCCGATCGACGACGTGCAACGGCCGTGGAATGGCAAACGCCCGCGTGGGAATGGGTTGATCCGCAGAGCGAGCAAACGGCATCGGATGCGGCGTTGGTTTCATTTCAGAGCACGTACCAGGACGAGCTGGGGCAGCGAGGCAAGAACTGGCGGAACGTGTTCTACCAGAGAGCGAAGGAAGAGCGGCTGAAACGCACGCTTGGTCTCGTGACCGCCGACATGGCTGCCGTCGAAAACACGCGGGCTGAGGCACAGCAGATGGCAGCGACAGGAGCGGCGGCAGGTGTCGTGGCAGATCCGTCATTGCAGATGCCGGCAGGCGAAATGTCGGACATCAGCCGCCTGCAGTGGGGACGCAACCGCAAGGCTATCGAAGACATTCTTGCAGAGCTGATTGCAGGGACGGCCAGTGAAACGAAGGCGAAAGTATTCCTGCAGACTCTTGGGCTAACAGAAGCAACGGCGACCGCGTTGATTCAGGACGCACGAGACGGTCAGGTCGACACAGATCTGGCCGAGGTGCCAGACGCGGAGGCGACAGCCAATGCCACGTAAAAAAGGCAAGCTGCCTCCCGTCACGTCTGACAGTCTCGTCATGCGCACGATCGGAATGTCGTCCGGCGTGTCTGACGTGGTGGTGGCCACGGAAACGCCAGTCCGTAGATACGACGAGGCTCGCGGCTATGTCGTCAACGAAGTCCTACTCATGGACGGAGTGGTATTGCGAACTGGTCAGCAGCAGCTGCCAATCGTGGACAGCCACGACGATACGACAGTCCGCAACATTCTCGGGAGCATTCGCGGGCTGCGAGTTGTTGATGGTGAGTTACACGGAGAACCAGTGTTCGCCAGTGATCCCGATGCACAACTTGTCAGACAGCGAATGGACGAAGGGCACATAACGGATTTCAGCATCACCGCACTGCCGCTGGAATCATTGTATGTGCCGCATCATCAGACATACACGACATCGCGCGGACAGGTCATTGAAGGTCCGGCAATCATTCACACGCGGTGGCAGCCGCACAATGCGTCCATCTGTGCCACAGGCGCAGATGAGTTATCCACTGTCCGCAGGTCGTATACGGACCTCAATCGAAAGGTTACTCGAATGGACGAGGCACTGTTGGGCCAGCTTGCAGAGATGGGGCTGCCAGAAGGAATGACGGACCCGAATCAGGTGCTTGCCTGGGTGGTCGGAAAACTGAAGCCAGCGGCTGCGGAGCCGCCGGCGCCTGTCGAAAACATGGAGGCCGTCCCGGTCCCCGAAGAAAAAGAAAAGGTCGAACAGATGGCCACGCCAGCTGCGGAAGAAGCACCGAAGGAAGACGTTACGGAAGCCGTCGCGCGGGCACTGAAATCCGACGCGACTCGCCGGAAGGAAATTCAGGCATTGTGCGCCGTGCACAAAATCGAGCGGTCATTCGCCGATGCGCTGTGCGATGACGGCGTGGACATCAACACTGCTCGCGCAAAGGTGCTGGAACGCATGGCAACGAAACCGGTCGGCCAGACAGTGGATCGTGTGTCTGTCACAGAATCTGCGGATGACAAGACGTTTGCCGCGGCACGTGATGGCCTGATCATGCGGACGCTGAAGCAGTGCGGATCGCGGCAGGTGGTGACGAATCCTGCAGCTGGTTATCAGGACTTCGCGAACATGAAGCTGTCACGGATGGCGGAAATGTACGCGGAAAAGATGGGCTGCGATGTACGCAGAATGGCTCCGAAGGATATTGCATTGGTGGCACTGGGGCATCCCGGAACAGCCAATCGGTTCCGCATTCAGCGTGATGCGTATCACACGACCGGTTCATTCAGCAATCTTTTGCTTGATGCAACCAACAAGACACTTCTGGCCGGTTACGAGGAAGCCCCGTATACGTGGGAAATGTGGGCACGCAACGCCGGCACGACTGGCGACTTCAAGACGCTGAATCGTATTCGGTTTTCCGAAATGGGAACGCCAGAAATGGTTCCGGAAGGAAATGAGTATCCGGAAGCTGCGATGAGCGACGCCAAGGAAAGCTACAAGATCAACAAATATGGCAACATGTTTACGATCTCGTGGGAAACTGTCGTCAACGATGATCTTGATGCAATCAGTCGAATTCCAGCAATGCAGGGGGCCGCGTGCCGCCGGTTGCAGAATCAGGCTGTGTACGGCGTGCTGACGGCGAATGCCGCCATGGCAGACACCGGCCTGCTGTTCAACACGACAGCACAGACAACGGCTGGCGGTCATGCGAATCTGACGACTGGTGCCGGTGCACCATCGGTAACGACGCTGAACACCGCGTTCGTCAGCATGATGACCAAGAAGGGTCTGCGGTCGGATGTGATTCTGAACATCCAGCCGGCATTCCTGATCGTGCCTGCCGCGTTGTCCGCGACTGCCTTGCAGCTGATCGGCTCGATTGCCGATCCGTCCGTCGGCGGCAGTGCAGCTGGCAACAGCAACACGAAGAACATCTATGGGCCGAATGGAGATCGCCCGTTGCGTGTTGTTGTCGAACCGCTGCTGGATGCTGCCAGTGCCACAGCCTGGTATCTGGCTGCCAACAACAGCCAGGTCGACACCGTCGAAATCACGTTTCTGGAAGGCGAGCAGTCGCCGGTTCTGGAAAACGAATGGGACTTTGACAAGGACGTCTACAAGTACAAGGTGCGGCAGACGTTCGGCGTGGCAGCCATCGACTATCGTGGCTTGTACAAGCATGCCGGAGCGTAATGCGGCGCATGTGTGAGCGGCAGCGGGCCGCGTGGTCCGCTGCATTTCCGTGACGCATTTCCAACGGTAGCGGAATGCGATGACCCGTTTGAAAGGTGACGACGATGGCTGGTGTTCAGGATTTTGTTGAGTTCTTCGAGGACTTCCTCGGGCCAATGACGCTGACGGCGTCCCCGACGAATTCTGATCGATGGGATATCGCAGACACGTCATCCGCTGGAACTCCGACGTATACTGTCGGTGGCATCAATGGAGAAGCCACGCTGGCTTTTGACAATACGTCGGAAGTGCAGAACGTGTGCCTGTTTCAGAGCGATGTTTTGAACTGGGACATCGACCTGCTGCAGCGAATTGAAATGCGCGTGAAGACTGTCGCGTCATTGGATTCGGCAACGTCTATCGCCTGGGGCCTTGCCTCGGCACGGAACGACGCCATCGATTCGATTGCTGCTCATGCCAGCTTTCGCGTGATCGGTTCGAATGCGGTGGTGGTGGAAACAGACGACGGCACGACAGACCTTGACGACAAGGCAACCGGCGTCAGTCTGGTGGCCACATACAAAAAGTTCGTGATCGACTTCACTGGCGGCACTGAAGATGTGAAATTCTACATCAACGGTGTGCGCGTGGCTGCGTCCACGAAGTTTGACATGAGCGCTTACACAGCGGGGCTGCAGCCGTACGTGCAGCTTCAGAAAACTGCTGACACCAATACCGACAGTGTCATTACCGACTACATCAAGATCGTCTCGAAGCGCGCATGACACTGGCTCAGCGAATAGTCGACGATGCGGAAACGGTATTCCTTAACTCGGATCATTTTGCCGAGACAGTGACATACTATCCGCATCGCTTCGGGACTGCTGCGACACCACGGTCGATCAAGGCCGTGGTGATTCGCAATCAAGTTGCCACGTTCAATCCGGATGAGCAGATCGTGCCGGAATTTGAAGTGCGCGTAGCCAACGACGCCACGATAGGAATCAGCAGCAGCGAACTGAACACCGGTGGCGACATGATCAAGTTGGCGGCACGTGTCGGAGAGACGGCTACGAAGCGATCCGTGCAGTATCTGACGGAGCATGACGAAGGGATGCTGGTGCTGATATGCCGGTGATGGCCGCTCCGATTCCTGTCGTGTCGCTGATTTCGAACGAAATCTTTGCACGTCTGCAGGGGCTGGTCACGGCCGAAATCAGTTCGTACAAATTTGTTGACGTTGTGCGGCCGACGAAACTGGCCACGTACACGCCGCAGAACGGGCTGATAGTGCTGATTCGCGGCGACGTAACGCGGATGCCGGAACTGGACTGCCCGGGCAATCCTCCGTCCGTAGCGATACAGCAGACGTTTCTGGTCAAGGTGCATATCGCACCAAGTGAGCATGACACGACGCCGGTTGATCTGTACGAAGACGTTGTGGAGTCTGAGATTCACAAGGCATTGACGGAGCCAGACGATTGGCACACGTTCGGCGGGCACGCGATCAACGCACACATTCAATCGACGGTGACAGTCACGTCTGATGGCGGATACGACGGAATTGCTGTGCCAGTGCAGGTCGTGTACAGGACGGTCGAAGGCGATCCATATACGGTGCGGACATGATCGCGATTGAGATCGACAGCAACCAGATGATGCGGCTGAAAGAGGCCGTCGGACGCGCCGGGAAAAAGGTGGCAAAGGAGTTGTCGGCGGCAATCAATCAGGTGTCCAAGAAAACACGGCTGGACATGGGGCGAGCGATTCGGGAAACGGTCGCATTGAAAAAGGATCAGTCGGAAAAGCCGATCAGTGTGGCGATGTCATCGACGCCAGCCAATCTGCAGGCGTTGGTCCGGCTGAAAAAGACGAAGCGGCTGGGGCTGCGGCATTTCGGCGCGAAGCAGGACCGGAAAGGCGTTACGTACAAGATCAGCAAAAAAGGCGGACGCAAGCGAATCAACGGAGCATTTCAGGGGCCGAAACCCGGCGTGATCAAAATGTCCTGGAAGGGCAACGTGTTCAAGCGGACGGGATCAAAGCGACTGCCGATCCAACAGCTGAACGGCGTGTCGGCGTACGGAGCCTACGTGAAAAACGACCTTACGGCACCGCAGGTCGCAGCCGTGTTCGATCAACTGGTGTATCAGATCGAACGGCGAATCAATCTGAACGTGTTGCGAGCCGAAGGGCTTGTGAAGACATAGGGGACAAGTCATGCCACTGCTGAGACGCAAGTCGGTATTCGCGGCGAAAGTAGAGACCACGATCGGAACCGCCGAATCACTGAGCGCATCCGAAGGCACTTTCAACGCGATGGATTTTGTGATCCAACCGAACATCGCAATGACGCGGCGCGAAGGGCAAGGCGGATTTCAGTATCTGCCGTCGATGCCGGAAGGCATGACCGGCACGTGCACGATCAAGCACGAGCTGGCGTACAACGGCACAGATGTCCCATCGTGGGCCAGCGTGCTGCTGCCAGCGTGTGGCTGGGTGGCATCGGGTGCGGTGTTCACTCCGCGGACGGAGGCTCCAGGCAGCAATGTCAAGACGCTGACCATCGGCCATTACAAGGACGGCAAACGCTCACTGTTGTCCGGCTGCATGGGCACGTTCACGATTACGCTGGAGACCGGCAAGACTGCGTACATCACGTTTACGTTCACGGGAAAGTACAGTAGCAATGAGACAGATACCGCTCTGATTTCCCCGACGTATCCGACGGTTCTGCCACTGCGGTTTGCGGCCGGCGTGCTGACGTATAATTCTGTGGCTTTGTGCGCGTCAACCGTGTCGATCGACGCCGGAAACAGTGTCGTCATGCGGGAGTGCGTCAACGCCAGCGACAGGTCTGGATACGTGTCGGCACTCGTCACAAATCGGGCGCCGGTCATCACAGCGAATCCTGAAAGCGTGCTGGTCGCTACTCAGGATCTGGATGCACTGTGGCTGGAAAGCACGCCGCAGGCGCTCACTATTACGGTCGGTGCATCTGGTTCCGGCATCACGATTGCAGCGCCGAAAGCACAGTTGGAAAACAAACAGCAGGGCAATCGGGCGGACATGTGGGCCGATGAGCTAACGTGGCTGGCCTCGGCGGGCAGTTCAGTCGATACCGAACTGTCGATCACATTTGATTGAGGATTGTATGCCGTTATTTTTAGAACCGGGGCAGAAGTATTCCGTCGTTCTGGACAGCGACGCGGGTAAGCCAGCGGCACAGCGGCCGACGTTTTTTGCGCGGTCGCAGGCGATGCGAGGACAGCAGCGAATCGGCGAAGTGCTGGACCTGTGGACCAGCAATCCGGATATCACGCCGGCTCAGTTATTTGATGCGACTGTGGATGTGCTGGCGGATGTCATTGTCGGATGGGAGCACATGAGCGGAATCGAGTACAGCCGAGAAGCGTTGAGGGACGTGTTGACATATCAGGAGGCGAGGGAGTTGTTGCGGAAAGTGATGTACAATCAGCACATCACGCCGGACGAAAAAAAAAGTTGAGAGTGGCGGCATTGATTCGCGGCGGGCTGCTGTGTCGGTCCTGCACGCGAGGTCATTGCCGCAGCATGAGTACCGAGCAAAGCCGTGTGGAAATCGAGTGTCCTGTGTGTGATGGTGCCGGGTGTGATCAGTGCACTGACGGCGTGTTTGCGATTGCTGGCTGCCCGAATACGTTTTGCGCGTCGATGGTGACGCCGATCGATCTGTTTGACATGTTCGCCAATGGACTGCCTCCGATAGCGGGAGGCGTTCTGGATCAGGCCGCAAGTTTCGTCAACGCCGCGCGATTTTTTGAATGCGAAGAAAGCAAAGTCAGGAATGAGCGAAGCAGTCGAAATCCTGATTAAGGCTGACGACAAGGCGTCCGCAAAATTTGCGAACGTCGCTGCCAACGCGGAAAAAGCGGCACAAAAATCCGGCAACGCATTCAAGGAGATGGGCGGCCGGGCGAAAGCCACAACGGAATTTGTGGGCACGCTGGCCAATCTGACAGGCAATTCGCAGGTTGGTGCGCTCGCCGGGATTCTGGCGCAGGCGACGGAAAAGGCATCGGCATTCTCGGAGGTTGCGAAAGCGGGCGGTGCGGGTGCGCTGGCATTCAAGTTGGGCCTCGTCGGGCTGGCAGCGACTGCAGGCGGCATCGTCGGCAAGGCTATCGGTGATCTGATTTTTCAGACCGCCAAATTCGAACGCTCAATGGTGAAAGCCAAAGACGCTGCGAAGGATCTGGACTCGCAGATCAAAACACTGCAGGACAGGGCGTTCGCGAATCAGCGTGAAGACATTGAGTTGATACGCGATCCGGAGGCCAAGCGAGCCGCTTACAATCAGCTGCTGGCCGATCTGAATCGCGACATTCAGACAGCCAGCGACATCGCCAGGAAAAGCGCACGGGAGGTCGAGGCGTGGGCGGAAGCCTGGAAGATCACCGGCAATCAAAAGGCCTTCGCGGAGCAGGCGTCGGAGCAATTGGCGATCGACAAAGAGCGATTGGCAACGCTGAAAGCACAACGCGATGAGGTGATTCGCATTGCTGGTGCACGGGCGCAGGAACATGACCGCATCCGTGCAGCACAGGAAGCCGAGGAGCAGCAGGCAGAAGCGGCCAAGAAGTGGCAGGAAGAACGCAGAAAGGCCGTCGAGGAATACTGGAAGGCGATGGCAGACGCCCGCAAAGAGGCTTTGCGCGAACAGGAGAAAGCGGAGGAAGCGGCAAAGCGTGAGACGCAGCGAGTAGAAGACCTGATAGCAACTGAACAGGAACGGCTGGCGTTACAGCGGATTGAATTGGAGCATGGCAAGGAAGTCGCGCGAGTACACGAACTGGTGGGCCAAGGCGTCGAAGAAACGATCGCAAAGCAACTGGCCGCAGAAGAATCGGCAATTGAAGCGTTGCGAAAACGAAAAGACGAAGAGGGCAAGCCGAAGACAGATCTGGAAAAGAAGGTATCGGCGGCGACCGATCTGCAGGCCAATCAGTCACGCTTGCTGACTCGTGGACAGGCGAGTCCGCTGGACACGACGAATAAACTGCTGGAGCAGGCTCGCAAGCATGCGGAGCAACTGGCACAGTTCAACGAGCAGCAGCTTGAGCAACAGAAGCTGATTGCTCAGAACACGGCGAACACACTCACTGTGAGGCAGACAACATGAGCGTGATCGCAATCACTGAGATGTGGTCGAAAAAAGGCGGCCAGGTTACGTCCGAGCAATTTTCGCCTCAGGACATCAGTTATCAGTTTACGCGCGGATTTCAGGCGGTTGTGACAGCGGGAACGCAGGAACCGGACGTTCTGGGGCATGTCGACATGCCGTACATGGGACAGCAGCATCCGAACGGCACGCCATCATATGTGACGTCGATCAGCCTGGAGCTGGTCAGTCCTATCCTCTATATGGGCACTGTCGGATACACAGGAGAATCCGGCGAATTCGAGCCGACTGATGAATCGGTTGACGTCGAATGGTCGGATGTCAGTACGACGGAGCCAGTAGATCGCGATTATTCCGGCGCCGCAATTGTCAACGTAAACGGCGAGCCGGTCGACGGATTGGCGATGGAAGTCGCTGATCAGGTCGTGGTGATCACAAGGAAATTTGCCTCACTCAATACGTTTGCCGTTGCCGCGTATCGGAGGGCGACAAATTCCGATACATATCTCGGATGGCCTCCGGGAACCGCGCGGCTGGTGGGTTTCAGCGCAAAAAATCAATTCAAACTCGGTGCAGCAAACGAACGCTGGACCGTGACCGCGCGCATTCAGTTTCGGCAGCCATACGCGAACACGACGGCGGCGCAAGCGTGGTATGCACGCTGGAAGCAGGAAGGCTATCACGTCAAGGTCGGATCAAATATCGTGCGTGCACGAGATGACGCCGGCAATGACTTAGTAAAGCCAGTGCTTCTGAAATCGGACGGAACACTAGAAACAAATCCAGCCAACGCAGTGTTTGTACATACGCAATTGTATGGGTCTCTGCCGTATGCTGCGCTGGGGCTGATCTGATAAAGGACAGGACGCATGTCATCGACGTTCACAGATGTTCGCATATCCGGCGAACTGAAAATCAAAGACACCGGCATCGCCGCGCAGACGCGGGCAAGCATTCTCACGCAGGACAATCTGGCGATTTTTCCTGTACCGTTGACGTCGCTGCGTGTCTGGGACGCAATGCAGACGAATCTGCCAGGGACTGCAGCGACGGACGATCTGGCAATCATTGGCGGGACGTTCGGCACGGCGCCACCAATGATACAGGCCGGCGATTTGAAAAACGCCGGAGCGACGACGCGATACGCAAGATTCGAAGTGTCGCTACCAGAATGTTATCAGGCTGCAGAAACAGTGGTGCTATCTTTGTCAGCCGGCATGAAAACGACTGTGGCCAGCGTGTCCTGCACGGTCGATATCCAGTGCTACCGACTGGACAAGATCAGCGGCATCGGATCGGATTTGTGTGCAACATCCGCTATCAGCATTAACTCGCTGACATTCGCGGCACGGAACTTTACGATCACTTCTGCATCACTGTCACCCGGGGACATGCTTGATGTGCGTGTGACGATTGCGTGCAACGATTCGGCAACGGCCACGGCAGTCACTCCGACAATTGCAGCAATCGACTTGCTGTGCGACATCAAGGGGTGACGGATGGCGCAGGAAATCGGCACATTCACTCCAGAGCAGGCGCGGCTGCTGTGGCAGGACTATTTGCAGCGGCAGTCACTTAAGCCGAGTCTGCAGAGCAACACGCGAGACCGCAGGCCGATTCCTCAATCGACACTTCTCCGCACCGGGGCGACGATCGGCACAATCACAGCGGCTACCTCTGCGCTCGACGGCGAGACAACGTTCAGTTTTGCGCTGCTGCAGAAAAATTCCGCCGGCGATTTGGAAGACACTGGCGAGCGGTTGACCGGGACGAATCGCGACGCCACGTTAACTGCGCTCGACGGAACGCTGGTATACGTCGGCCAGGTGGACGGCGAATGGCGGCCGTTCTGGGTCGGTTGCGAGCCGGATCCAGACTTGACGGGGTTGACGTAATGGGGATGGCGCCGAGTTGTTACTGCATTTGTCCGGGAAGTGGTGGCGGAGGCAGTCCCG